GCCGTTGGGCTTTTCAATGTATAGATCACCCATTTTTCTGCGCCTTTATCTCCGGGAATCGCTTTGAATATTGGCAGTTATTGCACACGAACACGATCCCGCCATCAGGCCGTAGCCACTCGTTTGTGTGAGTGAATGAGTCGCAATAATCGCAATTCTCGACCCCTGCAAAGCTCTGAAATACATAATCCTCGAATGGATTCAATGGTGCACTCATAATCTCTCACGCCACTTTCCATCGCTGCCTAAGCGATACCAAATTGCCGGGCATTGATTGGCTTTGCTCTTTTCCGGGCAGACATGGCCACGATACGGGTTGCCATTCTTTTCGCCTTCTTTCAAAATCATGTGACCATGCTTGCAAATTGGCGATTCTGATTCCAATTGGCCACCCAACTCAGCTGCGATTTGTTCCACAGCTGTTTTTGCCGTGGCAAATCCTTCCTCAGCAAATGGCTTGCTCCATGGATCATCATCAACGAATGATTTGGGCATCGTTTCAACCTGCTCCATATTTTCCCGGCTTGGCTTTTCCTCGACGCCAAGTACGACCGAAGCTGCACGGCCAATTGCGCTGGATACTGTGTCCTCTACGTACCAACGCTTCATTTGTGGATTGTAAGCACCCACCATGCCGTGTGCGTAATCGATTGCAGCTGGTTTCTCGTCCTCGTAACGACGATAAATTCGGCACTCAATCAAAATATATCCGCGTTCAGGATTCCAATCGATGATCGATGTCTCAATGCGATTTGTTGGATAGGTGGCGTGAAGCCGCTGAACCTTTTGATTTACTGTCTCGTAATTGTCCAGGAATCCCATTTATTTGACCGCCTTTGAAAGAGCTTGACCGCGGCGATAGCCAATCGCCTTGCCCTCTTTATAGCCGTCGGATCGTCCCACGTAATATCCGCAATAAAGCATGAATAGGTGAGTGATCACTAGGATGATTTGTAGCACTGTCATTTTTTTCTCCCGATGGGAGCTTGTCGAATCTCCCACGGCCTAAGGTGACGGATTGGACTGACAATTGCAAGAATCCCGCGTGAATTACGGCGTGTCTAATCCTTCGCGTGATCGTTTAAGTGCTGGATCATCATGGCTCTAATTTCCCGTACGTCGTGCCGTAATCCTTCGGCAAAGCCGTTGGATACTGGACGGCTATTGCGTTCAGATTTGGCCGCAAAAATAGCTGCAATGGCTGAAATCGTTGCCGCCGCTATGACGCCAACTGCCTGAACTAGCTCCGTCATTTGCCACGGATGCCGAACTGTGAATCGTTAGGGTTAAGCCAACGGATGATTACTGGCAACACGGCAGCTGCACCAGCACCAATGATTGCTTTTGGATCATTTACTCCAGCCAAATACACGGCCAATGAAGCTGCCAAAAATGAACGTCCCCAACTAGCTGCGAGAGCTTTGAATTCCTTCACGATCCTTCTCCAGTTTTTCAATCAATGCGGCAGCCTTTGCCGGCGTCAATGCTACTTCAAAATGCATTTCATCCTTGCGATTTCGATAATCGCCACCCCATGTCAAGCCGTATTTTTTCGCCAAAGCTCGGATCATCGGTACTTTCTCATTTGGAAATGTGCCTATTTTTCCCAATGGATGCTTTGTGGCATTGAGATCGATGGCCGTGCCCGATGAATGGTTGGAAAGCTTCCCCACATTTCCACGGACATCGCGAAAGCAATATCCCCAATCATCAAGACTGCCCCCATCGATCGGCTCGATAAGCTTGTGAAATTCAGCTGCAAAGCCAATCAGCAAGGGTGCTACGGCTTCGGCGCAAGCTAATTTCCCGGATGTACCTGGAACGTCAAATGACTTGACGCCAATCGCAGATCGATCCTTTGAAGCCGGCCAGCCATTTGCCGAGATCATTTGAGCAATAGTGCCGCTTCTTCAGCCGTAATGCCTAAACGATCAAGAATTGTTTGCTTTGCTGATGCAATCGCGGCATCGTCATCGCGTGCAATGTGTGCTGCAATTGCTGCCTCTAATTGTTTCTCATCTAATTCGACTCCATCGGCAGCTTGTATTGTTTTTTCCTTTGGGTCTTGATAAGTCATTGTAAGTGCCTTGTTGCCAAGTTCCTCTGATAACTGTGCCAAATTGATTTCTTTATCTGTTATTGCCATTTTTATGACCCCATATCCACAACTACGATGTTTGGCTCATTTAATCCACCGGAACCACTGCCGACTCGCATCTGAACAGTAAATGTATTTGATCCAGCAGTTAAACCTGTCATCAAGAAAGTTCTACTCAATCCTACTTTCGGACGATTTGCTGTAGATGTCGAGAATAAATCGGCACCTCTTGCATCGGTTGCAGCCGACGTGGTTGCACCGCTTACTCTAAAACTTTGAAAAATTGTGCTTTCTGACGCATTTATATTTGCTTCTAAGCAACCTACGCTAACCAATGCTTTTGTACCGGTTGTCAAAGTTACGGATGCTGATACATCCGTATAACTTGTAGATGACGTTGATGTATATCCCGCATAAACGCCTTGACCCGATGCAGGTGATCCTGATGCTGCTGTTGCCCATTTGATGCCAGTTGCAGTGGTTGAATCCGCTGTCAATACCTGTCCATTTGAACCAACGGCCAATCGGGCAACGGTGTCAGCGGCAGTCGCAGCAATGAGATCACCTTTGGCATCCACGATTGAAGCCGAAATGTCTCCCTGAGCTTTTGTGTTTGCTGTATTTGCCAAATCGTAAGCTGATTTGACCGCATTAGGCGTTGCAGCTGTGCTTGTTGATGTGCTCGATGTTGAATCAGTGAGCTGCACTGCACCAGCTTGAGATGTTGATGCTGATTGAATTCCAACTGTGATTGCTCCGGATGTGCCGCCGCCTGTCAATGGTGATGTTGCAGTGACTCCCGTTATGTCTCCCTGATCGTTATTGATCCACACGAAATCCATATCGGTATTTGAATTTTTTGACAAGATTTGGCCACTTGTGCCGCCTTTAAGATCAGCCATCGATGTATCAACGGCCTGACCAAAGACTTCAAAATCAGCTGGCAAATCTGTCACCAAGTCTGTATTTGTGGGCATTTGCCACCCAAAATTGCTTGTTGGATTACTCATGTTTTCTCCTTATGCGACCACTAGGGCATTTTCCCACGTTAATGTGTTTGTGATGGTGTTCCACTGTTCCGACACGCTGACCTCTTGCCATTTCATTGCCTGTAGTGAATAGGCCAGTGGAGACAATAAAGCCGTGACCGAAATTGTGTTATATCCAGCCGTCCACTGCCAACCCTCGACGAATCCGGAATATTGACCGGCTGACATATTCTGCGGCAAATCTGAAATTCTAAGCGGCAAGCCCATGAAAATATTGATCATGGCGTCACGATCTGCGTCGTCCAATTCGGGATTTGTCAGCTCGAATTTGATTGACTGCATCATGAATTGAGGATAGGCACGCAGCTTGAGATAGAACGCAGCCTGAGATTCCGCGTCCACCTGATCGTGCAGCGTCGTGTAGATGATTTGTGCCAGGCGGCCGTAAATGGCTACCGATGTCAAATCCTCGTCAAATACCTCACTGGCTGAATTCGATCCATATTTGATGGTCAAGTCATTGCGTACGTCTCCAGCTCGCATTTGAATCTTAATCCCTGGAGCAATTGCCTGAGCAGCTGAAACGTCCGTATATCCATTGGTTGCCAGGTATTGAGATCGATGCGTCGAGTCTGCGTATGAGATTTGGCCTTGAGCATTTTCATAGATATAGCCAAGCCCAGACGTGGCCAGCGATGCCACCAAAGAATAAACGTCGGTAACTGATGCTGACCTGGCAGCTAAATCGTAATTGCCTGGTTTATCGATTTCGCCTAAACCTACATTTTGAGCATTTGCCCAGGTTTCCGTGGCCGGCTGATAATTCCCCCAGGTAAGAGCTGCTGGAACTTCCCCCCAATTGTTAAGCAATAAATCGCTGAGCACGACATTGATTTGAGTTCCGTCATATGCTCGATTTATGGCTGACGAATAAAGAGCTTTTTGTAGCCTGGATAATGCTCCAACTGCCACGATGGTGATTGATTGAGTAATGCCCACGCTTCCGGCATTAACCACTTCGATGGATAAATCAACCACTGATCCACCAAATATCGGCACGAATGTATTCGTTGAATCTTTCAGCGAAATTCCCACGGAATCATTAATATTGATGTCCACTTGAGATTGCGTGACATTGTAAAGAGTCAAGCTGCAATAGCCGGCTTGAGCTTGTTCATAGATATTGGTACGGCCACTTTGGATTGATAGATTCGCTAACACGAATTCGGTGTAATGCGTTCCATCGATGGTGACTTGCCATACCGGGTTAAATACTGTCATTTTTCAATCCTGAACGCAGTTGCACCACCAGTGCCACGATAAAATGCGTCATTGACTGTATTCACAATGGTTCTAGCCGCAGCTTCGGGATCGCCGACGACTCCCATATTTACAGTTACCTGGGGAGCTGCATTGCTGACATATCCTGCCGGTGCTCCGCCGATGGTCACTGTTGGCTTGAATATCTCCTGGGTATATCCGGCGGGTGCGCCGCCAATTGTCACTGTGGGAACCAAGTTGGCCAAGGGTGACGCTATAGCTGCAATTTGAGCACCTTGCGACGCAGCTGATTGAGTCGCGGCAGCTGATCCTGAAACTGCCGGCGGTGTAATTGTTGGAACGGCGGGAATGTTCGCCGTCGTACTCGATGAACTTGTGGACGGCATTGAAATCTTAGGAGCCGATGAAACTGGAATGGGTTTGATGTCAGGCAAAAATGGAATTGAATTGTATTTTTCAATGAGCCAGTTAATTGCCGAAATTGCTCCTGTCACAAGCTTTGTCAATCCACCTAATACGTCACCCATAATGTTTATGACCACGCTGGCGATTTTTCCAACGTTCTCGAAAGCTTGTCCCAATACTTTGCCAAGTACCGGTGCCACGTAATCCACGATCAATTGACCAAATGCACGGAATGAATCCATATTGTCGCCAATAGCATCTTTGATATATCCAAAAGCTTTGACCAAGCCATTCCAAATTGGCGTGAATACGTTAGTGATTACGCCACCCAAATATTCAATATATGACGCCAAGCCGCCTGATTTGTTTGAAAATGCGTTTGACAATTTTTCGATGATTGGTGTGACGTTAGTAGTAATGAACGTCATAAGCTTTTCCAGGATTGGCAATAAAGCAAATCCGATGGTTTCTTTGGCTTCATCGAATGTGACTTTGAGACGTTCCATGCGTCCGGCAAATGTGTTGGCATTGGCTTGAGCTGCGCCGCCAAATAGCTCATTCAGACGGCCTTGAACCTGCTCGAATGACATTGCTTTGAGTTCAGCTGACGATAGGCCAACGCCTAATTTGCCAAGAGCTGTCGTCTGCCCGTCGTATGCCTTTCCTAAGGCATTGGCGACCCCTTCCAGCGGCTTTCCAGTCTGTGC